AAGTAAGGAAGAGTAAGGCGAGAACACTCATAAGCTACGTCGAGAAAATTATTTCTTACCGAAGTAAGCTTCTCATACCGAGCACGTGCGTTCTTCACAGGTTAATGCCTCCAGAAGGAGGAATTGCTTGTGAACCAGAGATTCCAATAGACAAGCCACGACGACGAGCTATAGAAGCACGACCAGACAGTTGATCACGACGACGACGACTAGCTCCAGCTTGCTGGATACCAGGTTGATAGTCTAGAGGTTGCAACGGTTTGTATTCTTGTTTAAGTTGCTTAGGAGGCTCAGGCTCTTTAACGATTGGAGTCTGAGGCATGATGTTAATAGGTGCGGGAGCTTGTTGTTGCCCTCCGCCACCACCACCGAAACACATTAGCTTTCATCCATTTTAGATTGAATCCACTCGACAATGGAGCGTTGACCTGATTGATACATGATCTGCTCCATCGTCATTTGTGGGGTTGGGTTGATAGGTGGAAAAGTTTCAAACAGTTCTTGAAGTAGGGACGAGGTTGTCATCCCCTTCACTTCAAGCATACTGAGGGAGGTTGGGGTTTGCATGTTCAAAGAACGCTGGCATCCTAGCTCGCTTGGTGTCAGAAAGCTCTGGGGCTTTACCTTGATACATCAAGTTATCGCTGGAATCCAGCCAAAATTTTTTGTCCAAATATTTATTGGTAGTATTTCTACCTAGTGGCTCCATAACCCAGTTGATGGTAGCCTTACGCAGTTTGTCAAGAGAAGGGCTGTAGTTTAGACCCATCTCCGTGCAGACAAGGGTGTTGGTAGAAACATGGACCTGTTCATCACGGCTGATGTCAGCACTTACTGTTCGTAGTCCAGCATCACCGTTGAAACGGAAAAAGGGGAGGAGCACAAAGAAAATCGCACGTTCGGCAACCAACGCTTTGAGGAGCGTGTGATCCGGATGTGCAACCCAAGCTTCTCGTAACCTTTGGGCTTCCGCCTCACTTTTCGGATCAGTGCCGATAGCGTTGGCGATATAACCCAGCGCGAGGTCGTGGTTCTCCTCGTCCTTGATATTTGATCGAAGGAGCGCCACACTTGCTTTCGGAACTTCATTTTTGAGAGCATCATTAATAAAATCTCCTACAGGCAGTTCCATATGGCGGAGTGCAAGGGCGCGATAAATAGTTTCTTCAGCGCCCTCCACAAGTTTACCTGCAGTAGTTTGTACGGGGGTCCAGGTTCGTTTCCTGGCAAGTAGTTTATCGTAAGGTGTCATTCAGCGCAATCGCAAGTTGGTTCTAAATCGTTGATAATAGAGTCCAAGTATGCGGTAACATCATCTTCTTTTAGAGCAGCATACGCATCTGTCTTATCTTGAGTGTCACCCATAACCTGAAGCGAGTAATAAAGGGAGGTTTGGGGTGAAGCTAACCACTCTTCAATAAAGGCTTCATCGTAAGTGATCACGTCACTCCACGAGTTGAAACTATAGCCATGAAGAAGTCCCGTGCGGTCCAGCATCTTCATGATACCATCCGCAACTGATTTGTAAGCATCCCAGCCAACTTCCGATGCGATCTCAACGGGACCGTAATCGTAGCTCTGGACGCCAAAGGTACCGCTGTCGCGGTCCACTTGACGGGCGATGGGAGGAGCTATTTCTGGAGTAGCAGTGAAACCGTCCAGATCGTTGTGACGGTAGCTGCAAGAAGCAGTGGGAGCAATAGCAAAAGCCCGATCCATACGGTAGTTTCGAGCAACCTGGGCTGCATTTTCAATACCAAAATAAAGGGCACGGGCAAGGCGTACTGCATCGGTGTCATCACAAAGAACACCACCGCTAACCAAAGCTAGAGCTTCGCCGAAATCTTGATAAGATACGTCATAACGGCGCAGAAGGTTAGCCAAGCCAAGCATTCCAAGCCCCACTTGACGATCGGTTTGAGAGGGGAGATACTCACCAGATTCATCAACACCAGTTTTACTATGCAGCTCACACAGCTGCGTCATGCCTTCAATGAAAGCACCTTCAATGTCTTCAATTTTACATGCTGCCAAATTAATGTGCTGTAGCAGACAAGTGCCACGGCTCTTGAGAAACACCTCAAGGCATACATTACCGTAGATACGTTCACCATTTTGATCAGTCTTAGTTTTGACCAACCAGATGTCACCGTTACGGATACCTTGCAGCAGAATGCTACGCTTATTGTCAGGCATTTCTGCCCACCAATCATCGTTGATGTTTACACAACGCTTGACCCAAGGCAGCTCAGAACGGGGAGTTTGAATAAACTCTACCAGATCAGGGTGCGGCGCGTCAATATGCAGAACAATTGCTCCGTTCTTGTAGACACCACCGCGACGAAGGATCTCATTCAGGGTCGAGTAGATCTTCCCAAAAGATACGGGACCTGAGCTGACCAAGCCCTTACCATTCTCCGCTCCTCGGGGCCGCAGTTTTGATAGATGGATAGCACAGCCCGCTCCAAATCTAAGAGCGTTCGATGCAAATTTCCATGATGCTTCGATTCCATTGGCTCCGGTCATCGAGTCTTCGACGACAAATACAGTACAGCTGACGGGGAGGCGTGAGGTGGGATCGTCAATCCAAGATTGGACACGACCAGTGCGGGCAATGAGCGAGGTGGACATTTCTTTAAACGAGATCAGTAAGAGTAGGAGGTTGGTAGTTGGGACCTTTGAGTACTTTACCATCCTCTCGGCGGATGGGTTTACCGTCTTCACCAAGCTTACTCATGTTGCTCTGGTGTACACGATCCATTGCTTCATCCAGGTCCCAGTCCAGATTAGCAGCGTATTGGTAGCAGACGTAAACGAGGTCTGCCAGCTCTTTCAAACAGTCTTCAGCGTTGCGTGTGTAGCCGTACAAGAGCTGTTGTTCAGCTTCTAGGAACTCTTTGAACTCTTCAACGATCAAACGCTTCTGCATCGCCCGTGAAGCTGGCCCAGTATCGTTCTTCACTTGGTAGCCAAGGCGAAACTCCTGTGCTTGGCTCATCAATGATTTGATTTTCGAGTTCATTCTGAAGGTAGTGGATGGCTTTGGTAAGATCTTTGATGTAGGCATCTTGCAGGCTTCTGCCATCGATACCTTTGTGACCTGCTCGACAAATGTACTTAATAGCATTGCCGAGATGGAAGTTCAGTCCTTGGTCTCGGATAAATTCCCAAACTGGGATAGAACCTCGTTGATAATAGTCGGGTCCGTAGTCGTTGGTGCGGGCCATAGTTTGACAAGTTGGGAAACGTTGTTGCCAAGCACGAAGCACTGGCGTTGAAGGGCAAGGAACACAGTAATGATATCATCCTTGTGTGCGTCCTTGAGAGCAAGCTCAATCTGTTTCATTTTGAATTCCTGCTCCATCGTCAGGTCAACCACTGGCGGCGGGGGGAAGCCATGGTTTGACGGTCTTGGTGTCGAAGTCATAGTTCTCGAAATGTAGAATTTTAGCAAGCCTAGCATTTCGTAGTGCCACGTCCTCGTCCAGGTCCTTAGCAGCGAATGCATTGACTACAGTCTCCCAAGTGTATCCTTCTTTCTCGAAGAGAGTGACTGCACGTTTGACACCGATACCTGGAACCCCTGCATAGCCGTCCGTCTGGTCGCCTGCAAGAGTTTGGATTAGGTGCCAACGTCGTGCCTCCTCTTCATCAATTGTTTCAACTGGATCCTTTAAGTTGTACAAGTCTCCAGGAATCTGTCGCATGTCTTTGTCAGGAGAGACAATTACATGTTGTCCAGGTTCTCTGGTGGCATAGATTCCCATTGCGTCGTCCGCCTCAAGTTGCGGTAAGACGACAACCGGGAACGTCTCCTTGAGCGCGTTGATAACCCTCTTATAACCGCAAGGCTTTTTTCTATTTCGGTGTCCCTTGTAGTCAGGATCAATAGCCTTGCGAAAGTTAACGGAATCGCTAAAGAAAAGAATAGAGTCATCAAAGCATCCAAGGTCTTGTGCAATCTTGTAAAGGTCTTCCTCAACAAGACGCAATGCTTCTGAGAATTTAGATGCTACGAGAATGATATCATCCCCGAAGTCAATCTCTGTCTCTGCTGCTGCACAATCTTTGTAGACAATGAAGTCGCAGTCAATTAGAGCACTCATCGTCCTTGACCCCGATACTTTTTCTTACCTTTTTTAGGAAGAGATCGAGTACCGTTGCCTTGGTGAGTGTGCTTAAATTTGGCATTACTTTGAAAATCAGTACGGCCAAGGGTGGTTTTGGATTTAGTTGCCATAGGTGGTTAGGAACTCATCGAATTTAGCACGGCGACGCTCACCCATGTAAGGGTAGAACTCGCAGATTACCTTGAAAATGTCGTGTTTGTTGTTGACTCGGATTGACCAGTGCGGTTTGTGGTGAGCAGGAACACTAGGAGGTTTCCAAGGTCCATGCAGTTTACCAACTCCAATAATCTCATGAAAATATTTGAGAATATCGTAGTCAGTCATGTTAACAACAAGGCGCCAAGTTCCTGGTTTACCTTGTGTTGTTAAAGCACCTTCACCTTCGTAAATACCAGCAGCCCATTCAATGGACCTCAGCCCAATTGATCCCTCGCTTGGCTTCAGCGTCGATTCTAATCCGCATTTGATAGTATTCTCCGCTTTTTGTAGCTCCTCGTACCAAGGATGCACAAAGATTGTCAGCTGATTCGGGTTGGGTTTCAAACTGGAGTTCGTCATGGATAAAAGCTAGTTGGTGGGTGTGGGGTGGTAGCTCTTGATTAACAATGTTCATCCAGCGCTTTGCAATAACGCCAGCTGATGATTGCAAAAGCATATTCAAAGCTTTGTGAGGGCTAGAACAGCTAATGTTGCGACCGTCAATACCACGGATTTTACCAGAGGATTGCGCCTTCTGTTTAACCGCAGTAACCAGTTTCTCAAGTCCTGGTACTGCTTCCATGTATGCAGCGCGTATCTCTTTGCCCTTAGCAGTCGCCTGCTTTGAAGAGAGTTGAGGATCATAACTTAACCCGATTTTGTTGTCGCCAGCGCCGTACAAAAATGCATACGTTACAGTCTTGACTGCACGTCGGGAGATGCCAATTTTGTCGGCATTGACTTGGTGAATGTCTCCGTTAAGGAGGATATCCGCGTAACGACCTTCATCGTAACGAGCAAGGTAGTGAGCGAGCATCCTAAGCTCAATACCGCTAAGGTCAGCGCCGACCATGACAAGACCTGGGGACGCCGTGAAGAGTTGTCTGAATTCATGATCACTAGGAACTTGGGCTAGGTTTGGTTTTCGGTGGGCTGCACGATGCGTCACCGTTGCTACAGAACAGTGATGGTGAATCCTCGAACTCCGAGACAATTTCAACCAGGCGTTCACTCCCTCGCTCAGCAAGCCGAGCTTCTTCGTCAAATCCAAGCAGCGGGAACACATCTGGGCGAAATCGTTCTGAATATCCTTCAGAATCACTTCGTCCACCATTGGTTTCCCTGTTTGGGTCATGGTAGAAGGTGACCATCCGTAGTGCGTTTGTAGAACCCATGCGATGTGGTCTCGTGAAGTTGGATTGAATTCTTTTAAGCGAGTGAATGTGGCACCCTGCACATATCCTTGTGTTCGATTAGGTCGCTTCGGAGTAAACTCGCTCCCTGCGATGAGAGGGTGCCGGTCCCGAAGTACTTGAGTAAGGCTTTCCAGCTCTCCTCTGAGAGTACATTCAAGTTGCCATGCAGCGCTCTCATCAAAGCGCCATCCATGTAATTCTTGTCGGGTGAGGATGGTTGCGATGTCATGTTCAAGGATTACCCATTCAGGTATTTGTGGAAATGATTCCATAGGTGGAGTGTGACTTGTACGTCTTGTTCGCAGTAGTCTTGCATCTCCTGGCTCCATTCCTTCCAGTCCGTCGTTTTACCGAAGTCCTGTTTGAAGCAGCCAAGTCGATAACCGTAACTCTCAAGGCTGTGACGCCCATAAAGTTTCAGTGGCATCATGTTCCACTTACGGCGTTGATCGATGTCAAGAATGTCTGCATGGTAGAGACGAGACAGTAACAATGTGTCAACAACCTGACCCTCAGGTTTAAACCAAGGGTAAAGTTTCTTGATCACTGGAATGTCGTAGTTTATGACATTGTGCCCGATGATGTAGTCCGCACCTTCAAGCATGGTAATAGCTTGAGATATCGGAGCTTGATCACCTTGGTCGTTGTAGACCAAAGCTTTGCGGGCATCGAGATCATAAACGCCAACACAGTGAATCTGGGTGCAATCATTGTAAAGTCCGTCTGTTTCGAGGTCAAATAAGTAAGCACTCATTGGTCGTTCCAATGACGGATAA